ACATCTGAGCTTCTACTTGTTTTTTTACCGTCTTGTATCTCTGCTTTCTTTAGGTCTTTTTCTTCACCTTGTCTTATCACCTCATCACAAAAACTATTTGGTACAATTGCGTGTTTAATATGATATAACATTAAATAGCTCCACTAGTAAACTTACGCCAATCAATGGCATTTTTTATAGTAAATCCTCTATTTGATATTTGTCTGATTGTTTTATCTAGGTAATCCACACAAGCGGTAAGATATTCTCTTTTTTGCTTTGCTTTGATTAGCTCTTCATCTGATTCAATATACTTATCAACATCTGTTCTTAATACTTTTAGGTCAAATGGTTTTTCTGCATATACTGAAGCGTCAGCTTTGCCTGTGTAATATTCCCACTTTTGTCTTTTTAAGATACTGTAATCTGTTTCCGCTTTAGTCAACATCAATTTAAATTTAGTATAATGTTTCATATACTTGTTATGTAATTGTGGAGTTTTAAGGGATTCTAAATCGAGTTCAGTATCGTTAATCTTCAGGTCTTTGTCAACCTGTTCTTGTAATGTTTCTAAATCCATAATTTTTCCATTATTAATTATTCACCTCATTATAACATAAAAACCTAAAAAAGTAAAGGTTTATTATGATGTAGTTATAGTTGTCGCTGAAGCACCAGCGTTTGCAAAATCGTAGCCTCTATAATTAAAAGTTACGGTTGATGTTAGATATTGTACATCACCTGCTTGTTGGTCATACTGTAATTCGCCTATGCTTACAGGATAAACATCTCTAAATCTAATCTCTTTTATAGGGTTATTTTTACTAGTCAAAACTATCAATGTTGCGTCTGAAAAGTAAGCCGCCTGACTAGGCGCACCAAACTTAACTTTACCTGGTTCACTTGATACAGAACCAGCACTTGATGGTGCTCTATCAACACCTGCGTCTAAACCGCCTGCATATTCAGAATAACTTTCTGGAAAACCAAGGCCTCTTAACCAACCGTGTATCTCTTGAAAGTTCTCTAAATTTTCATCTACCATAAATGTCATATTTAAAGGGCTATAAGTTAGTGTAGTACCAGGTAATGGCACATCTACAAATGGTGTAGGTTGTCTAACTTCACTTATTGACAATGCTGGTAGATTAACAGCCGTACAAAAATATTCTACCTTTGGTAGTTTTTGTATCTGAAACTTAAACTGCGTTGGACTTGCATAATCCAAACTTGTAGGTTGTCTTTGAAAACTATTAGTAATTGTCATAATACTATTTATCCATTTTTTAGGCATAAAAAAAGGGGAGGTTTTTACGCCTCCCCTTTTAATTTCGTTAGTCTAACTAACTTTCAGATTACATCAAGTTAGCAACTTGTACTCTTTGATAGTATCTGTTAGCGTTAGCAGAACCAGAACCGTTGATAACAGCTGTGTCACCAGAACCTGCTTCAGCAAATGGGTTTGCTTGTAAGCCGTATCTAGTTTTAAAGCCGATTTTCGGTTGGAAAGTATCTTGACCAACTGCTCTTACCATTTGTAGAGGTACATATGGGCAGTAGAATAAACCTGCGTCATAAGGTGAAGTACCTTTATAACCTACTACATAGTAGTGAGCACTAGCTGAGTTAGCTGAGTATGGGTCAATGTACACTTTAAATCTACCGTTTAATACACCTGCAAAAGTGTTGCCTGTGTCGTCAACATTTAGATTGTTGTTAAGAGCTGGAGTATAGTCTAATACACCTGCCATTTGTAAAGCACTTGCAACATCAGCTGAAGTAATGATAATGTTACCTTTACCTCTACGAGTTCTTTGTGCTATTCTGTTGGCATCTCTCTCTAAATTGAACATTAAACCTTTAAATCTCTCAACTGACCATCTGCCGTTTGAGTCTGTGTCAAGGTCAAAGATACCAGCTGTAGTTACATGACCTGCTGGTGATCCTTTTTCTGCATTTGTGTAGATTGTTCTAACAACTTCTCTGTTAATTTCAGCAAGAATTTCAGCAGAAAGAATGTTTGCTAATTCTGTTTCTGCGTCTAAACCATGGATTGCTTTTAAGTCTTGTGCAAGTTCCATTGTGTATTCTGCTTTTAACGCTCTTGACTTAGCAGTTACAGTTGATTTCTCGATTGAGAAAGCCATCTCTGCGAATGAGTTACCAGAATCATCTCCTAGTGCCTCAGCAGCAGCTGTAGTCATACCAGTACCAGTTGTGTAAGTACCAGCTGGTGAGTCGTTTAATACTTCAGGATTTGTTCCTGAGTGAGCAGTTGATGAGAAACCGTCAACACTTGAACCAGCTTTGTTTCTACCAGAAAAATCTGTATCAGCTTCGTCAAATAATGCTTCAGTTCCGTCTTGTGCGTTGAATCTACTTCTCATTGCGAAGATAAGACCAGTTGGACCTGTCATAGGTTGTACACCGGCAATATCGTAAGCGATAAGATTTGGCATTGCTCTTCTCACTAATGAGATCAAAATTGGATCCCAGTTAGAGATGTTAGCACCCGTAGAGTTTGTTGGAGCAGCTTCGTTTAAGAAAGCAGCGTCCTCTTTCATTGCTCTTTCTTGGTTTTCCAAGATTGTAGCAGTAACAGCTCGTCTGTAAGAATCACCGATTTTTGGTAAATCTGCGTGTTCTAGGACTGGCTGCCATTTTTTTTCGTGGGTTTCAGATAAGTACATATCTCTATCTCTCCTCTATTAGATTTATTTTGACAACTTAATGTCTTTTGTTTTAGTAATAGCGGCGGTATAAGCAGCCATGCTTTTTGATAAATCTACATTTTCAGTTGATTCACCAACCGCTACATCATCAATGTCAGATGAAGCTTCTTTCTTTGCACCAAAGTAACTCTCTTTAATAGTAGATACTTTTGCTTTGAAATCTTCCTCATTTTTATATTCAACCTCTTCAGCAAGTTTGTTGAATTTCTCCTTAGAAGTTTCTGCTAAGTCTTCGCCCATTTCTGCAACGATTGAAGCTCTTTTTGATTCAGAATTTTCTTTGTTTAGTTCAACATTCTTTTCAATTTCTTCGTCTAATTTCTTTTGTAACGAATCAATTTTTGAAGCTTGGTCTTCTAGTACATCATACTTTTCGTCTGGGACTGAAATATAATGTTCTTCAAATAGTTTTTTCAAACCAGAAATAAAATCTTCAGCGATTTCGCCTTTGATTCCTCTTTCTAAAGCCAATTCGTTTTCTTTCATCCACTCTTCCACTACATATGATAGGTATGAGTCAACTTTTTCTACGAGTTCGCCTTTAGCTTTTTCTGATTCTTCTTTTAATTTTTCTTCGTAACCTGCCATCATTTTTTTCTTTGCTTCTTTAACTTTTGAGTTAACAGCAGCTTCGAAAATTGTAGCAGCTTTCGATTTAAATTCTTCCGATAAATCCTCGTCTTTGACTAAAGCGTCAACATCCGCTGAAACATCAATTGTTTCATCTTCAATTTCCTCTTTTTTATAAGAAGCTTTTTTCATCATCATTTCTTCTTTGTCTTTTGGTTCCATTTCAGCTTTTTTCATCTTCATGGCTTTCATAGACATCATTTCTTCTTTATCGTCTTTGACTTCTTGGATTTCCTCAGAACCTTCTTCAGCTTCTGTTTCTTCCATTGCTTTACCAGGCATTTTGTCGTCTAGTTTAGGCATTGGATCAGCCGCACCTTGTGATTTTTGTTGTGCGTCACCAGAAACTTGCTTAGTTTTCTTTGTTGCGTCAGGATTAGAATCTGTAGGTTTAGTTACCGCTGACCCTAAATCTTCCGCCTCATTACTAAGGTGAGTAGGTTCAGCCGCCACAGCATTCTTTTTAGGAGCGTCAGCTTGTGGGTTAGCACTCGCTTCAGTTACTTCTTTTTCTAACGCCTCAATTTGCTTTTCTGTTTCGGCCATTTGAGAAATCTCCTCTTTTTTAAATTAATTTAAAAACTTTCGTTTTTCGTACTAATGATATTTATAAAACTAAAGTTTTCCAAGAAACGATTCAAAGACTTTTAACTTCACTTCGTCTAATTTTCTTTGTTTCGCCTCTCTTATTTGTCGTTTCCAGGCTTCTATATCCCTTTCCACGAGTCTTCCGTTTTCCCAAACCCACTCTTTGCTCTCCATAATACCTTCTACGAAAGCGTCTGGAGCGCTTGGGTCTGCGACTATATCAGCTGCCGTTGCAAGGTAAAAGTCATCTTTTACATAGTTTGCACCGTTTCGCTGAATTATAGAGCCCATACCTCTTGAAGACACGCCTAATTGAGCGCCTTCATCTATAAGACCTTTTACAATCTTACCGTATGGTGTATCCATAATCTTTGCTTCACCTATAAAGTTCTTACCGTCTGGCGTTAATTTAGTAATCATGTGTGATACTCTCTCTAAATTAACAGTCGGTCCGTCTGGATGACCTAGTTCGCCAAAGGCTCTTTTCTTATTGATGAATTCTCTATTGTATCTTGCCACTTCGTTTTCCAAAACTTCTTTTGGATAAACTCTTCCATTTCTATTCTTCAAATCTGATTGAAGAAAGATACCTTTAATTTTATAAGATTTTTTACCGCCGTTATCTTCTACAAGATACTCTGCGTTTTGAATTTCTTCCGATATTAGCTTCATGTGTTCTCTCTTTGTACTAACTATTTATAAGGTTTTTTACCTAAACTCTACAATTATCGTGTAATTA